TTGTGAATGAAAACAAGTTGCTTTTTGCTGAAGGAAATGTTATTAAATATGTAGTGCGCCATCAATATAAAGGAGGAAAGGAAGATTTGGAAAAAGCAAAACATTTTATAGATATGATTATTGAAAGAGATTATCCCCAAGAATGACAGAAAAACGTTTACAACAAATAAATTTATTTGACGAAAAGGATGAAGTTTTTTGGCAAGAGTTTAAAGATGGAACAGCGGAATGCACTTATTGTAAGAAAGAATTACCCATTAAAGCCTTTGGAACAACATTAGGTGGAAAAATAAGAAGATCTATGTGTAGAAAATGTGATTCTAAACATGCTAAGATAATAGCAAAACTTTACCGAGAAAATTTGCCCAAACCAGATCACTGTGAGTGCTGTGGAACAAAACCAAAGATTTTTACAAATAAAAAGAAATATAGTAACCTAGGTATATTACAATTAGACCATACACATGATAACGATCCAAAGTTTAGAGGTTGGGTTTGTAGCACCTGTAATCAAGGTCTTGGTAAATTCGGTGATACCTTAGAGGGAATAATAAAAGCGGCTCTCTATCTATCAAAAAATAATAAAGATTTAATATTAAAGACAATAAAGAATATATGAATAATTTAGTTTTCAAACCTGAAACAGAATGGGTGAAACCCACAGAGTTTCCTGATCTTACTGATCGTCCGGAAATAGCAATCGATTTAGAAACACAGGATCCCGATTTAAAATCCAAGGGTTCAGGTTCAATAATTAAGAATGGAAAGGTTGTAGGCATTTCTGTCGCGACAGAAGGCTATGTAGGCTATTTTCCTTTCGACCATGAAGGAGGAGATAACCTTGAAAAAAGTGAAGTAATTCAATGGTTTACGGACCTTTGCAAATCTAATTCTCTAAAAATTTTTCACAATGCAATGTACGATGTGTGTTGGATCCGATCCATGGGAATAGAAATTAAAGGAGATGTCGTTGACACAATGATCGCTGCATCTTTAATAAATGAAAATAGATTCCGTTATGATTTAAATAGTTTAGGAAGAGAATATGTTGGCTGGGGAAAAGCAGAAACTGCTTTACGACAAGCCGCTGAAAACTGGGGAGTAGATCCTAAATCAGAACTATGGAAACTTCCTGCAATGTATGTTGGAACTTATGCGGAAAGAGATGCAGAGCTCACGTATAATTTATGGAAAGTCTTGAAAAAAGAATTAAGCAGCCAGGATCTAGAAGCTATCTTTGAACTGGAAACAGATTTATTTCCATGTCTAGTTGATATGAAATTTAAAGGCGTTCGCGTAGACGTTCAAAAAGCTCATATAGTGAAACAACAGCTAGCATCAGAAGAAAAGCAACTCCTGCTACAAATAAAAAAAGAAACCAACATAGATGTCCAAATATGGGCAGCACGATCCATTGCCAGAGTTTTTGACAGACTAAAACTACCTTACGAAAGAACTTTAAAAACAAATGCACCATCGTTTACCAAAAATTTTCTCTCTTCTCATTCTCATCCTTTGGTTAACAAGATATCAAAAGCCAGAGAAATAAACAAGGCACATACAACTTTTATTGATACAATCATTCGCTTTGAGCATAACGGACGTATCCATGCTGATATAAATCAAATTAGATCAGATGATGGAGGCACAGTAACCGGACGATTTTCTTATGCCAATCCAAATTTACAACAAATTCCTGCTCGCAATAAGGACTTAGGTCCACTGATTCGTTCCCTTTTTATACCAGAATCAGGATGCGAGTGGGGATGCTTTGACTACAACCAACAGGAACCTCGATTAGTAGTTCACTATGCATCCCTTCAACAACTTCCATCTGCTATGAACGTAGTAGATACTTATAAAAATGGAGAAGCAGACTTTCATAAAATTGTGGCAGATATGGCAGACATTCCCCGACTGCAAGCAAAGACAATAAATCTTGGTTTATTTTATGGAATGGGAAAAGCCAAGCTTCAAGCAGAACTCGGAGTAAGTAAAGAGAAAGCACAAGAACTTTTTCAACTTTATCATGGTAAGGTTCCTTTTGTTAAACAACTAATGAATGCAGTTTCTAATCGAGCTCAACAACGAGGACAGATTCGAACTCTTTTAGGAAGACTGTGTCGATTTCATTTATGGGAACCAAACTATTTCGGAATTCATAAGCCTTTATCTTTTGAACAAGCCGTACAAGAACACGGGCCAGGCATTAAACGAGCATATACTTACAAAGCATTAAACAAACTAATACAAGGATCTGCTGCTGATATGACAAAAAAATGTATGTTAGAGCTCTATAAAGCAGGAATTATTCCACATATTCAAATACACGATGAGCTGGACATTTCTGTAGAAAATGATAAACAAGCAGAACAAATAGTAAAAATAATGGAGACCGCAGTTGAATTACAAGTACCTAATAAGGTAGACTACGAATCTGGTAAAAACTGGGGTGAAATACATTAGGAGAAAAATATGGAAAAAGTAAAACAATTATGGGAATTAGCTAAAACCAATAAGAAAACTGCAATTGGTATAGTTATTGCTATCCTTATATTATACGCATTAGTTAATAAATAATCTTAGGGGTTTAAAATGGCTGAACAAGTTTGTGAAAAATGTAATCATTTATGTCACTGCGAGAGTCGTTGCTTCAGCCATGAAGACTGTTCATGTAACAAATGTGGCTGTGAAAGGAGTTCCAATGAATAAATTATTATTAGTCGTGGTTTTATTATTTGCCGTAAGCGCTTGTAGCAAAACCTTTTCATTAGGCGAAAAATGTGTCTATACTCAAGAAGGAACTAGAATTTCCTCTTGGATATGGTTCACAAAAGAAATACCAGTAGATTTAAATAAAAATAACTGTAATTAATCATCCATGGAGGTAATAGACCATGAGGTACAGGACTTTAAAACTTTTTAAAGCACGTAGAGCTGAAAGGAAAAGAAAACGATTTGTTAGATGGATGAGATTTATTATGATTATGCTTATCTTAATTGTCCTTTCTTTTACATTCTTCAGCTATGTATAAAATAAAAAAGAAAAAGAATCCTGTTGCAAGAGTACTTCAGTTCTTTACTTCCAAACGATTTAAGGATAAAACTAAGTATACGAGGAAAATAAAACATGACAAAAATAAAATATATCGCTCCGGGATGGGTACCTAAAACCCAACCAGCCGGAGAAAAACTCGAATCTTTTTTTATAGGACGAGCTCCTTATGAAGAAGATACCACTGACATTGCCGTTCCTTTTCAAGACAATAAAAAACAATCTTCCTTATACGGACCACTTACCATTGATACGAAGTGGAAAAAATTAATTCGGGATTAATTATGAGTTTTGGACACGGGGGATTTGGAGACGATTTTAAAGTTAAAGCAGAATTAGTTAATGGTACATGTCCTCATTGTCGCCATGATTCAATTTTAGTTTCCCTGTGCAGAGATTTTTTTAGATGTACTTTATGTGGACATGATGTTGAACAAAAAATTAATGGAAAAATAAGTTATATTCCAGCAGTCATTTCGAAAGACAGTGTTAAATTTGAGATGAGTAGTGAGCAGAAAAAAGTCTAGTGGTCTTTACGGCTATAAACATATAAAAAAGACCCATAAGAAACGTCCTGGGTGCCATTCCAAAAACCCCAATAAAAAGAAACATTATAAGCGCTATAAAGGTCAGGGGCGTTGACAACCTTTACAATCTGTAAATAATTTCTTTACAAAACTTTACAAATTAACAAGCAATACCAACGTTTTTCTTGCATCGTGCCCTAAATGTAAATAGTGTCAAGAAATGGAAAAACCTAAACCAAATTCAAACTGCGTAGTCCATGAAGACGATGTCGATTGGGGTGGCTAAAACATAATCCAATATAATCCTATTGACAGTAATGTCTATTTGACATATAAAGCTTACATGACACATGAACTAAAAAGAAGAAATAGAAAAAAAGATAAACGAGAAAGAGCAAAGGCCAAACTTCCTAAAAAAGTAACGGGCATCTGTTCACAATGTGGAGTTAATTTATATGGAGAAGAAAAATTACCACGTAGAATTGTGAATGAAAAAGGGAAAATAGCAGGAGCTGTCCATAAATGGGACATAGGTTGCCCTGATTTTAAACCTTGTCTTAATTCTCAGATTATTTAATAAAAAAACACCTCTCTGTTCCTAAGAATAAGTAACAGAGAGTGATTAAAGGATGTGATGCGTCGTTTTAAACACAATTCGGCCACATTGTCAAGCAGGGTCCCCTGTTTTAGGCTTCTCTAAAGGCTTATCGCTACAATAGAACTTAATAAAGGTTTGATTGCTATTTAATGACGCATCACCCAGTTCCTGTATTATTTCCAGTGAATCATTATAGCCTGCACGCATACAATCAGCCCAGGTCTCAAATCTATTCGTTCTTTGAATGGGGGCCAGGCAGGATTGGTGCAATGCAGAGCAAATAACTAAAGTTAATATTATTTTCATCTTGACAAGAATACCTCGTTCTAGTATATCATCCTATATTATATATAAGGAAAAATTATGACAGATATAACACGCTATAAAAATATCACAGTTTCAAAGGAAACTTATAAA